TCACAAGTTCTCAATAAGTTTATCCATCATATCAGCTGTTTCTTTTTCTTCTTCTTTTAATACATCGCTATAAACATCCAAAGTTATATTAATATTCTTGTGTCCCAACCTGGTTGAAACATATTTAATGTTTGCTCCTGCTTCAATTAGAAACGTTGCATGTGTATGTCTTAGCCCGTGCACGGTTATGTTTTGAACTTCTGCCTTTTCACATAACAGGCGAAATATATACGTAATTCTTGATTGTTTGATAGGTAAATTTCGAGAACTTAAAATAAAATAGTCCTTTTCTCTTAAAATTATACCTTCTCTAAGAAGCCGTTCTTTCTCGTGATTTTTGTATTTTTTTATTAAAGTGAGTAATGAGTTGTCAAAATAAACTTTACGAATACTGGTTTTTGTTTTAGGTTTGTTTTCACCGTAATCACCACGTGTAGAATTGATATCGAAATATTTTTCGTTTAAATCAATATCATTCCAACGAAGCCCCATCAATTCACCTTTTCTCATTCCAGATTTTAGCAGAGTCAAAAATATAACTTGTATTTGAATATCTTCGTTTTCTAAAACCGCCACAAATCGCTGTAATTCCTTTTTAGAGAACGAACGAACATTATTACTTAAATCAAATTTAAAGCCTGTTAGAGTGTTGCTAGGGATGATTTGATTGTGTACTGCAGCGTTAATCATCCTCATTACAATTTTATGCCAAGTTTGGATGGTAGATTCTGTATATTTGTTTTTTTGTCTTAATTTATCAATAAATTCTCGTTTATAGGTAATCTTATTTAAAGAAGATAGTTTTTGATTTCCAATTAATGGTGATATGTGAAATTTGATAGCAGATTCAATGTTTTGTTTAGTTGAAACACTCCAATTGTCTTGGGCGTAAGGTATCCATACATCGATCCATTCATCTATGGTGAGTTGTTTATTTTCGATGAAGGAAGTGTTTTGTGTTTCTAAAGCATATTGGATTTTTAGCAATGCTTTATTCGCTGCTCTTTCGCTTTCAAATCCACGTTTGCTAGCTTCTTTTCGGTGTTTTAGAGAGTTGTAATAAGGATAGCGATATCCCCAAAAAGTTCCTTTTTTATTTGAGTAAGAAAAAACATATTTGTATTTTTTGGACCAATTTAGTTTCGCCATATTTTCACGTCCTTTTCTTTGTGGTAAAATAGGCGTAACAAAATAAGCCTATTTTGTTTCTATTTTTAACGCACTAACTTCTTGGTCGGAGAGGGTGCGTTATTTTTTTATTTCCTCTTTTAGTTGTTCAATCGTAGTTTCTAATTGATCAATTTTATTAATTAGTATTTCAATTTTATCATTTGATTCTTCATCTTCATTATTACTTTTATTAAAATATTCTGTAATAGTTGAAGTAAGCATACCAATAAATCCAATTCCTAAAATCATTAAAATGATTGCTGCAACTCTACCTAATGGCGTAGCTGGTGAAATATCGCCATAACCAACAGTAGTTGTTGTCACTAAAGCCCACCAAAATGCATCAATATACGGGACATTTTCTGCATATGAGTAAATCATTGCTGAAATAACAATAAGAACTGAGCTTAAATAAATCACGTTTAAAAATCCATTCGTATTTAAAAATGATTTAGTGTTTCTTGTTAATTTGCCAACCACACCTATCGCTCTTGTTAGCTTTGCAAGTCTAGCTATTTTAGCTATTCGAAACAACCTAGCGATTCTAAAGAAAGAAAAAATAGCATCAAAAGGAATTATTGCGATCAGATCAAAAATATTTTCTTTAAAAAATTTGATTTTATTTTTTGAAATAAAAAATCTAACAATGTAATCAATTGTAAATGTGATTAAGATAATATTATCAATAATGTTAAATGGTGGATTACTAATATTAATAACATTTGAAAAATCAAGAATAACTAAAGCGATTGAGATTAATGCTAAAACAACAATAGAGTAATTATAGAATTTTTGATTTATTTTCAATGAAGTTCTCTCACTCTCTAAATGAGGTTTAAATCCGTGTTCCCAGCACGGACTTTTTTATTTCAAATAAATTTCTTGTCCCATTTTTAAGTTGTAATGAGCTATAACATTTGAGTAATTGTATTGTCCTTCATATTTTTCGATTAAGCTTCTAAACATATATTGTTCTGCTTCGGATTCCATCTTAGAACGAAAAACAGGAATTTTATACAATGCCATTATATCCACATGGTCTTCTACATGCTTTAATTCGTGATATATTGCTTCTTCTTGTTCTGTTGGTGTTAAATTTTGATTTACAAATATGATACCGTAAGTAGGGTCGAAACATGCGCGTTTGTTCAAAGTAGTAAAAACTAACTCCACATTATATTCTTCTACCAACTCTTTGATACTTTTCATATAAGCACAACCTTTGACTTATTTCCCGAATCTACCCTTTAAATATGCACGGATAACTTCTCTGTCATGATCATCAAGCGGTTTACCGTCAAAGCTCATGACGTTATCCAGTACATCATCTAAATCATCAGATTTTTTTTCATCAGTTGCTTTAGTATTATCAGTTCTTCCCAATAGATAATCTACAGATACATCAAAGTAATTAGCTAAAGTTTCTAGTCTATCTTTAGTAGGATTATCGGAAGTTTTCATACGATACAGAACATTTTTTGGTAAACCTAATTCTTCTTCGATTCGATTTAAGGATTTTCCTCTCTCTTTTGCTAATAATTTGATCCTATCAAACACTGTCATAATAACATTCTCCTTAAAAGTTACAAGAAAAATAAACTTTTATGTTAAAAATACTTGCGCTTATTTAACATTTATGTTAATATGATTCTTGTAAACAAGTTAATCAACTAAAAAGACAACAAAAAACACTATTGATAAATAAATGCTAACCGCCAAGAAAGCTATAAAATCAACGTTTTTAATGTCTTATTTAGCTATGAACCGATTTTAACATTAATGTTAAAACAAGTCAATGAAATTTAGAAATTAGTTGATTAATTTGTTTACTAATTCAGAGAAAGGAGAAAAAGCATAGCAAATATTCAAGAAGCACGTCAAAAAATCTTGAATCACTTTGAGAAAAATCAATGGGAGATTCCTGATGTAGCAAGTGCTTTAGGGATTACAGAACAATATCTACGTAAAATCCTTAACAATCCAGAAAAACATCTTAAGCAAATGACCGATATTATTGCTTATTACAAAATCAGATAGGGGGAGTTCTAAATGGAATCTAAGCTGCGTATAGTAACGGCTTTGGAAAGCATTGCAAACAGCCTTAGTACTTTGGCAGAAGATACTAAGGCGAAAAATAGATATAAAGAATCTTTATTTGTTCAAATATTCATCTTTATTCTCGGTATAGTTGTTGGATGTATGTTAATCCAGCTAGGAACAGACTTGTGGAAATGGTTAATAGTTTAAAAAAATTATCTGAATCGTTTCTAAAATAAGATGTTGTATTGAAAGAAATATACGCAAAAATAAATGACAAAAGTAGAGTATTGTTCGTTCTTTTCCAGTAACTTTTGTAAAGGTCAAGCCAGCTACTAGTTAATTGTATTTGATGATTTTTATTTTTTTCATTGTATGCAAAAATTTCAAAATACTTCCGTTCATAATTGTTCTTGGCTTTATTAGTTAAATAAGAAATATACAGCTTACTTTTCTTTTGGATAACCCAAAATAAAAATAACGCTATCGACACCCAAAAAGAATATTTTTCTAAAAAGGGAATAGATTTTTCTACAACATTATACATTACCTCACCCCCTTATCAATTATTTCAGCATGCTAGTGCTGATAAGGAAATTATATCAAAAAAGAAAGCGAAGTGATTAAATGTCACAAGACCTAGAAATTGGTGTAAGAGCAGCTCTAATTCGCGCAGGGAAAACCCAATCTTGGTTATCGAAACTACTGGGAATTTCAAGTCCTTACTTGTCAGATATTCTTTGTGTTCGTAGACGTTCAGAAGAGCAAGTTCAAAAAATATTAAATATCAGATAGGAGTGATTAGAATGGAAAATTTTCTAGATTCATCTTCAAAAAACTTTCTATACAACATTATAGAAAAGATTCTAAGAAAAATGTTTGAGCAAGTAATAGATGAAGCTAGCCAAGGTTTAAATGAACGTGCCGAGTATTTAGACATCAAACAATTATCGTCAAGGTATTCAATGTCTGTTCCCGAAGTTGAACAAAATTTTGTAAAAGATAAACGTATGCAAATGATCGAGAAAAGAAAGCCTGGTACTAGCAAGGGAAAAAGATACTGGCCTGCTAAAGAAGCTATAAAAATTTGTAATGACATCATGAATCATTGGGATTAAAGGAAAGGACGATACAGAAACAATGGACAACTTAGTAATTATGAAAAACCAACAAGCAGTAACAACTAGTTTGCAAGTCGCAGAAACGTTTAATAAAAATCATCGTGATGTTTTAGCAGCGATTGATGATTTAAAAGAGGGGGTTGCGGAAAATTACGCAGGGCTATTTTACGAAGATAGCTATATTCATCCACAAAACAAACAAAAATATAGACAAATCATTATGAACCGTGACGGATTCACGCTACTAGCAATGGGATTCACTGGTCAAAAAGCTCTTAAGTTTAAACTGAAATACATTGAAGCTTTTAACCAAATGGAGGAACTGCTTAAAACTCAATCAAACTTACCGATTAATAACACAGAATTGTTATTAGAAGCTGCGTTAAAACATGAACGTGGATTGACTCTTGTAAATCAACGTTTAGATAAGCTAGAAACAGAAACTACAATTAATAGAAGCCAACAACGAAAGATACAAGGGCTAGTTTCATCAACTGTTATCAAAGTATTAGGTGGCAAAAAAGCATTGGCTTATCAGGATTCAAGTATTAAGCAATCAGCCTTTAGTAATTGTTATAAACAATTGAAAGCATTATTCGATGTAGCATCTTATGTAGACATTCCAAAAGTTCGATATGAAGAGGCTGTAGCTCTAATTCCTAGATGGAAGCCTAACTTAGAATTACAAGCAAGAATTGATATGGCTAATGGTAATGGAGATATGTTTAAAGAAATAGGATAGTAATGATAAAAGGATAAGCCTTAACTTATCCCCAGTTAAAAGTAGTGTCAACAATAATAGCTTTTTGATCCATATCACTTTTGATGGATTCAATAATTTCTAAAACAGAAGATTTATAGTAATAAGTCTTGCTTGATGCGATTACTTCATTTTCTTCGGTTTTAATTACAAAATAGTATTTTTTATTAGAAGCTTTCTTTATTACAAAAAACATTTTGACACCCCGCTTTCAACTGAATTATATCAAAAAAATTATAGGAGGGTAAATATGAAAGTAATACGTGAAACACGATTGATAGGCGCATTTTTATTGATGATTGCGCTAGGTGTGTTATTGAAAAGCCACTTTTCAGTTCCAGTGTTGGCAACAATAAGTGTACCTCTTTTTATCCGTTGGTTTTTCAACTGGGATGAAGCGGAGTATCAGCATTTTCAAAAAAGACAAAATAAAAAGCCCCAATCGTCTGCCAACGATTAGGACACATACAAAATGAACTAAGGAGAGTATACCAAAATGAACGATAAAATTCAAAAATTGATTAAAAAACTAGCAAAAGAATGCCAGAAAGAAGATGTAGCTTTATCTTTGGCAGCTATCGATTTAGAAGGAGAGATGGCAATATCTCAAGTTGGAAAAGGCACGATAGTAGCCATTGCTGCACATAGCCAATATACACTAACAAAAGAAAAACTGGAACAATCAGATTGTGATTGTCCAAAACATCGTTTATTAAAGGAGATGTACGGTATTGCAACAGAAACTACGACTAAAAATACACATACTTTTGTCACAGATGATCCAAACGATTTGATGGATATATTATCGAAGATTTTTCGAGGTGAGTTGAAATGACTAGAAAAGAAAAGTTAAACCAAGCAAAAAAAGTAAATACTCCAAGCTGTTTATAAGAGAGGAGTATTTCAAATTTATTAAAGGTAGGTACTTCTGTATGAAAAAATTTATCGGAACGTTTTTAATATCAATGTTGTTAATCATGGCATTTTTTATAGGGGATTCGCTAGTGTCATGGATAAATATTATAAAGAAAAGTCCTACAAATTTCTTATATGACTCTGTCGGCTTATTAATTTCGGTTGCATCTATTGTATTAATTGTTTTAGCGGTATTGACAATTTTTAACGATATGGTGGATTAATTCCATTTTTATTTAAAAAAGTTTCGTATTTGGGATACTCCATGAGGCGCCCTTGTTGATCCCTATACCATTCAACATTTCTAAAATCCGTAAAAAATATTATAGGTACACCATGAATGCCCCCCATAGCATTTGGTAAAACAGGAAGACTTAATTCGACTTTTCCTGGCGGCAGAGTTTCTAAATATTTATAGCTGTTAAATTCTGAAGCGAAAGATACTTTTTTAGATAATGAATCATTGTCTATTTTATTAGGAATAGAAATAACAAATACTTTATATACTGGTGCTTGATTCGAATTATTAGCTATCACATTTGGAATTTTTTCGAGCGATATGGGGCTATTTTTATTTGATTGTTCATTGTTCCAAACAGAAATATTTTTTGATTGTTCTAACTTTATATTTTGCTCATTTTCATAATTAACTTTTTTTATTTGATTGTTGTTTTGCATCACATTCCAAATAGCAAATAAAGCTCCGATAGTAGTTACACATTTTACAAAAACATCAAAATATTTTTTCAAATTATTCATCACCTTTCAAGTTAAAGTATGGCAAAGAAAGTAGGTAGAATTAAATGACAAGAAAAGAAAAACTAAAGCAAGCCCCAAAAATTGCTGATTTATGGTACCAGCAACAAAAAGAGCGCAGAGGTGTCGCATGACGACAAAAAAGCGACTTAAGCCGCCAAACAAATAGTCGCATACAAAATTATACTAGAAAAATTTTAACACAGAAAAGAGGTTTTGTGAATGAATCGTAGAGAAGCAAATGTACTAGATAGATATTTAACAGAGCCGACTGAAAAACTATATAAGGAAACCTATGAAGATGATCCAGTGGACACTACTGATTGTTTTGGAAATGAAATTGCTGATGAAGACGGTGTGTTTGAGCTAACTTTTGCAATGAAATGTCTTTATACAGGACAACCAGTACTCACCTGTAAAAAAATTGCTACACAAGATACAATCGTTGATTTGATAGAAGAATTAGGCGAAGAAAACGTGTATTTAATTGAATATGTGAGTTCAGGAAAAAGATATAAGGAGGGCTTATTGAATGGCTGAAGCAACCAAAACAGATCTTTCTAAGTTGAATGTTTATCAAAAATTAGCGTATGTGAGACAAAAAGCACCATATATTCAAAAAAGTAAACGTGGCCAGCAATACAGCTATGTGGGGTCAAGCGATGTACTATCCGCATTAAATACAGTCATAAATCAAGTTGGATTAATTTTGAAGCCAGAAATTGTTGCTCATCAAGTTCGGGAATCACAAGATGAGGTATGGAAAGCGGATAAAGTAAAGAAAGAGCCTGTAGCCAAAAAACGTACAACGTATTTTACAGAGCTAGAGTTAATGATGACATGGATTAATATTCATAATCCTTCTGAGATTGTTGCTTGTTCATGGTATAGCCAAGGAGTAGATATTGAAGGAGAAAAGGGTGTAGGAAAAGCACTAACGTATGCGGAAAAATATTTTTTATTGAAATTTTTTAATATCGCAACAGATGATGACGATCCTGATAAATACCAAAAAGAACAGTTAAAAAATACTGCAATTACTGAACGGCAAATTGATATGTTGAACGCATCAATTAGTAGAGTAGCCGAGCTGGCAGGGCAAGAATTTGAAGCTGTGAAATCGTTAGCTATAAATGATTCTGATTTGAATCCTAAAAAAGCATTTGAAGAATATAGTGCTTATGATTATGGTGTTATTTCTAAATTGCTTGCGAAGTGGATAAATTTTTATGAATCTAGGCAGAAGGTTCAAGAAGATAAGAAGTGATTGAATGATTGGAAAAATCATAAAACACAAAGGAAATAAATTGGCGATTGAGTTTGAGGATGAGATCAACTCGAATTTCCTCAAACTCCTAGCTAACAACGATGACAATTTAGTAAAAGTTGAACTATTAGATAATCGACAAATGTCTCAAAAACAGAATGCACTTTCTCACGTTTTAATAGCTGATATAGCTCGTTGGAGTTATGACGAACCCAAATGGATAGAGGAAGTTTTAAAGTATTACTACGAAGCTAAAAGTGGCGTGTATTTTGAACATAGTAAGGCTACACGACATGAAGCAACAGAATGGATTAGTTTTTTAATCGAATTCATTTTGAAAAATGATGTACCACTAGAAAAGAGATACCAATACTTGTTAGAAAATAACAAATGGTTTTATTACTGCCTTAAATACCGTAAGTGTTGTATTTGTGGGAAACATGCCGATGTTTGTCATATCGAGGTAGTCGGTATGGGGCGAAATCGTCAAAAGATTAATCACGAAACATTTACTTTTTACGCTGGTTGTCGTCAACATCATCAAGAAGAACATCAGATAGGTACTAAGAACTTTTTAAACAAGTATCAAATTAAACCAGTAAAACTAAACGTTGAAGAACGTAAGAAGTTGAATATCGGAGGTTAACAGTTTGGTAGAGGAATTACTTGAAAAATACAGGCAATTAACATCGAGTCAAAAACTATTTTTTGAACTATTAGCATTTGTCTATATCGGTTCAAGAAATGGTAAAGGAATAGCTATTGAAGCACAAACAATAAAAAAAGTCGTTAACGGAGAAATTAAGCATAAATATGTTTATACGGTCGTTGTTGATGAGGAGGATAACTAGTGAATGAACATAGAGGATATTACGCCATTATCCCAGCGATTGTTCGCTATGATAACCACTTAAATGGGAATGCAAAATTATTGTATGGAGAGCTAACGGCATTAGCAAATGAAAAAGGCTATTGTTGGGCAACGAATCAATATTTTGCAAATCTGTATAACGTTAGCAAGCGAACAATTATTTCATGGCTGAAACAGTTAGAAGAAAGAAACTATATAAAAATGCAAATTTTTTATAAGCCAAACAGCAAAATGGTAGATCGGAGACATATCTATATCTTACCGTATCCAACTGATACAGAATTTTACACCCCTAGTGAAGAAAATTTCATCACCTATGGAAAAAATCATCAGGAGGGGGATGAAGAAAATTTCACTACCCCTAGTGAAGAAAACTTCACAGAGAATAATACATTAATTAATAATACAAAGAATAATACAAAGAATATATATAGTGTTGAACAAAGTTCAACCATGTCTGAATTATTTGAAAAGGTTTGGAAAACATATCCGAAGAAAACCAATAAGAAAAAAGCCAAAGAGCAATTCTTAAAGAAAATTAAGTCAGATGAAGACTTCGAACGGTTTAAAACAGGATACAAAGCTTATCTTAAGTATATCAAATTAAACGACTGGTATCATCCACAAGAATTGTTCCGCTGGATACGTGATGAACGTTTTAACGATGAATACGACTTGTCTGAAACGGCAACGCAAGTAAGATATTCAAATAATCCAGTTAGACAAGAGAAGTTGCCAGATTGGGTAAATGAACCAAAAAAAGAAGAGGAGAAACTATCACCAGAAAAGCAAGCTGAACTTGATAGGCAAATAAAAGAATACTTGGAGGGGAAATGATGCGAATTATCCTGCCAATTGAACGAAAACTGCAAAGTCGCCCGAGGTTTGCAAGACGTGGGAATTATGTCCAAACCTATGAAGATAGCGCTATGGGTGCCTATAAACAAAAGGCAAAACCAGAATTGATTGAAAAAGGGGCTATTTTTGCGCATATTACGTTTTACATCGCTACCCCTAAAATATCATTAAGTTCTAAAAAGAAACGCTTAGAAGTGAAATTAGAGCGGAAATATTGCGATAAGAAACCTGACTTGGATAATTATTTCAAAGCAGTCACTGAAGCTGCCGAAGGTATTTTATATAAAAACGATGGTCAAATTGCTGTAATGGTTTGTCAAAAGTTGTACAGTATGCGACCACGAACAGAACTAGAAATTAAAAGTTTGGAGGAACAAGTGTAGTGGGTAAAACGGGTAAACAGATCAAAGAGAATTATTCGGTTAGAAAGCGAGTAAAGAAGATGCTTAAATTTAAAGAATTTAATATTCAATTATTCGACGTTCACATTTATATAAAAAAGCTAAGTAGTTTTAAAACCAATAAAAAATAGTATAAAAAAACTAACTAGTTTCCGCTAGCTAGTTATAGATACATTTTCATCTCAGATAGAGACAATTAATAATACATTACTATGAAATTTAAGGCAACAAAAAAAGCCAGCTGACCACTAGCTGACTTATGTGGTAGAAACAACTGTTTTCCGCCAGTTGTTCTTTAGGTGTGAGTTAGCACTTTCCCCAAACAAAGTGCTATTAAATAGCCGATTAAAAATTGACAATAAATCTCTTGTAGAGACGTGTACTACTATTAACTGTTTACCAGAAGTTAATGTAGAAAAGGAGGAAATTTATTTCATAAATAAAATCCCCAAGAAAGTTAAAGTGATTATACCATTGAAAAATAGATTTGAAAATACTTTCTATGCCAAAAATATTTATTAGATGGAAAATATCAAATGAATAAAGATGATGTGAAAGATAACGAATGGAAGATTGTAAAATACTGTAGAATTATTATTGTTTTCTTTATAGTCAACCAATAATTTGTTGACTACAAACATGTATGAGTGATGAATATTTTGATAAATAAATAGCCAGTCGGTTTCCGCCGACTGGCTGAGAAGTGAATAGCTATTGGAATAGTATTCTTAGTATAATTTATATCATATAGAGTCGCTGATGAGCAAAGAATAAGCATTTCTTATATATGTTTGGATAAATAAAAAAAGCTACTTAGTTTCCGCTAAGCAACTCTTAAATGATGATATGTTTATTATAAATTATTATACCATAAAAGGAGCGATTTCACTTGATTCTATTGTTAAAAGAAGTAGATTTTCGACAAACAAAAGCGAATGCTAGAAATGTGTTGAAGAGTTTTAGACGTTTAGAGCGAATAGCTGGTCGCTCTTTGATAGATTTAAAATCACCAATTATTACAGAAATGCCTAAAAGCCAAAGCCACGGAAACAAAACAGAAGATGCACTGGTACAATTAGCTGATGCAGAAGCAGAAAGAGATGCAATTTTATCTGCACTTATGGCTTTGAGTTTGACTAGTAGACAAATTCTGCACTACAGTTTTTGTGTGCAGGATCATTACTCTAATTACAAGATTGCTAGAGAAGTTGGATATTCTGAAAGAAGTATTCAACGTATGAAATCAGAAGCTTTAATTGAATTTGCTGAAGCGTATCGAAATGGAAAAATAATCGCCTATAGATAAAATTTTTGGCGGTTTTTTGGCGGAAAGTTGGCGGTTTTTATCAATATTTAGATGTTACTATGGTAGTGTCGAAAGATAAGGAAACGAGGTAAGGCATGCATTACCTATCTTAGCTCCGTTTCGCTTATCTTTGGAGGCTACCTACAAAAAAATAAAGAATAAGGATGTGGAAAGTCCAGTTCTTTCTGTCTCGTTTAGTCTAGGTAGCAAATATTGCAATAAACTTGGCATTAAGCTTACACGTAGACGTACGCTGAAAGCACTTGTCAAGATAGCGCTATGTAAGTTGCAATGATCACTCACAAATCAGACGTTCTCAAACTAAAAGAAATGAGGTGTAATTCCTCTCTCTTTTTTCTACAGGTTTGTGAGTGTTAATGGGGCATAGCTTAACTGGTAGAGCAGCGGTCTCCAAAAACGTCGGTATAGGTTCGAGTCCTATTGTTCCAGTAGGTAGCATCGCTACTTAAATAAAATTAGTATCGTCAATAGATGTTTCTACTACATTCATGATGAGACACTAGCAAGCTGGTGTCTCTTTTTTATTTGTAAGTACTAGTTACACTTGACCGAACGTTTGTTCTCTTTTATAATATAAATTGTAATCCTTATGATTATATCTACTAGAAAGAAGTTAAGAAAATGCTTGTTTTTTTGATTTCTTTTTGATTTAATTATTATTATAGTAGATATTTATTATAAGGAGTGATTTATATGGTGAAAACAACTACCAAATCGTACGACTTTTTTAAGTATAGACGTATAGTAAAAGGTGACATAATAACAGATTTGAGTGAACTTGACAAAAAAATCGATGAATATTATAGATATATACGTAATAATCAAGAATCGAACGTAAACTTCGTTAAATGCTCCAAAAATATTTATGTAGGATTTAGTTATATAAAAAAATAGAGGTATCGACTGGTTATGTGTGGGTATTTAGCCTATCAAAGGTAGATATTGAAAAAGAAGCTATTGTAAACAGCATTTCTAAATCTGTTCAAAGTGGCAGAAGTGTTTATGCAGAAACGAGTGATGAAGGTCCTACAACAGATACGGTAATTTTGGTTAATCCAATAACAGGTGTGGTTATCATTCCGAGAAATAGAAGTGGAATAGGAAAGAATTTGTTAGTTACTTTCTTTTACAGGATTACCAGAAAACAGGGTGGGGAATTAGCTACGATTATCAATAATACTGACTTAGAAAATATCAACCATATGGATAGTATCCATGAGATTGATATTGCAATCCATAGAATTGTAGATGAAAATGAATTGAAAGATAACAAAAGAAGTGCAAAAAAGGAACAGAAAATTATAGAAAAGCTAGAAGCAAATCGCGAAAAAATAATTTATACAGGACAGTTAAATATTCATAATGTTGTCAATTACTGTAAAGGATTTTTAAATAAAAAAGAAGATGTAGATAAATTGGTTTTGAAAGGGACGGTGGGAGACAGGGAGCAAGTAATAGATTTAATTAGTAATAGGTTAATCTATGTTGATGATAAGATTCCCTTAAATAAGCAAGGAAAACTTACTATTGAAAATATGGTAATGTCAATAGAACAAGCTTATAACGATAACGAATTGATTTTAGCATTGGATCTGAAATAGAAATTAAGAAGAGAGGAGTTGACGGTGAGATGCTCTGCAGAAATAAGGACATAGTTTTAATCTTTATTGTAGCATTTATAGGATTTCATTTTTTTCTTTATTTAGATCCAAAAACAATGAAACCTAATGAATTAGAAACATTTAACCGTGCTGTAGATGCTGTACTATCATTTGCATCTCTGGCGACAGCATTTCTTTTTTTTACAGTGTCTTTTATCCCGGTAATGGCTGAAAAATCTCCTCTTTTTAAAAATTTAAAAACTGATGTAAAAGTATTAGAAAGAATAATGTTAGACTCTTTTTTATTTTTTTTGACATCGATAATGTCTCTAATCTTTGTTTTTATGGAGATGTTTGCAACACTGGGTTGGCAATTTATATATACGATATGGTTAGCTTTAATAGCAACATCTCTTTTTGGGATGTTGGATATATTTATTGATTTATTCAAAAATATTAACAAAGAAATAAAAAAATAATTTTTTGTTTTAAATAACAGCGTGTAGCTCAATTAGTGAGGTCAGTTGATTTTTAAAATAGTGCATGCGTGCTTGTGCAGATTCAACTCCTGCCACGCCGATATAAAGATCACTCAGTGAGTGGTCTTTTTTCGTACATAAAAAAGCCACTAGAAATGGGATCTAGTGGCTAGGTAGCGTTAGTGAAAATCTCGTGTCACTTGTAGTTTATGAACTTTAGCTATTATGAAAGAGTGCTACCTAAAACAAGTGTAACACAGCTGTCAAGTTTTGTCGGATATTTGGATTGTTTTCACATGAAGAACCACCAGATAAAATATCTAGTGGCCAGACAGCAGATTATGTTTTGAAATAACTGGAAGTGTTACATGAAGCAAAAAGGAGTTGCTGTCTTTCAATGAGTATAACAGGGATTAAAGTGTTTGTCTTACAATAAACAAATATACATAAAAACAATTAGGAGAGAGAACATGAAAAGCTATTGGTAGGTATCGTTAACACATGAATATCCACATCCGAAGCACTCAACTGTTTCAATGCGTGTTGTAATGTCTGTGCAGATAAAAAAGAATGCATCTATTGTTGAAATGACGAGAGAAGCCACGCCGAAGGAAATTGATGCGTGCAAGCTAGTTTATTGTGGTTATGGTAGTTGGAAAGATAAGCATATACAAGAGAATATAGAAATGTATGTGAAGTGATAAATTATTAGACAGAAAGGCGGTGAATAACATGCGAATGACCGAGAAACAGAAACGATTTTGTGACTTTTACATCGAGACAGGAAATGCCAAAGAGGCTGCTATCAGAGCGGGATATAGCGAAAAGACTGCAAAGCAGATAGGACAGGAAAACTTGACTAAACCTGACCTCAGAGCTTATATAGACGAACGCCTCGCAGAACTGAAAAACGAACGAACAGCAGATGCCCAAGAGGTGCTAGAGTACCTAACAGCTGTTATGCGTGGCGAGTACAAAGAAGCAACGCTAATTGGTGTAGGCGAAGGCGCACAAGCCGTTGTAGACATCGATGTGGGCGCAAAAGACCGTTTAAAAGCAGCCGAGCTTCTTGGTAAACGTCATGCGCTGTTCACTGATAAAGTCGATTTACAAACGGGCGATATTGTGATTAAGGTTGGTGAGTGGGATGCAGACGAAGAAACGTAATATCGTTTTAGAGTTTAACTTCCCGTCAAGAGTTTTTAACAAATCGTTTTATGATCGATTGGTGGATTATTCTAAATTCACCGAGGTTTATTGGGGCGGCGCTTCATCTGGCAAAAGTCACGGTGTCGTTCAAAAGGTTGTTTTTAAAGCATGTCAAAGATGGAAGAAACCAAGAAAGATTTTATTTACAAGAAAAGTAGGGCGTAGCTTAAAAGACTCTATTTTCGAGGATGTGAAAGCGTGTCTTTCTGATTGGGGACTGCTAGATAAGTGTAAAGTAAATAACACTGATTTTAGAATCACGTTACCAAACGGCTCAGAGTTTCTTTTCAAGGGAATGGATGACCCAGAGAAAATAAAATCCATCAAAGGGCTGTCTGACGTCGTGATGGAAGAAGCAACAGAATTTACACTAGAAGATTATACACAGCTTACTTTGCGTTTACGTGAACGTAAGCATGTGAAACGTCAAATCTTTTTAATGTTTAACCCAGTTTCTAAACTGAACTGGGTATATAAATCTTTCTTTGATGAGGAAGCAGAAGTCGATCAACGAAGAACGGGTATTTATCACAGCACCTATAAAGACAATCGGTTTCTTGATAGTGAAAATAAAAAGGTGATTGAGGATTTAGCCAAACGAAACCCAGCGTATTATCGCATATATGCTTTAGGAGAATTTGCTACGCTAGATAAACTTGTATTTCCAAACTATCAGAGAAAACGATTAGACAAGCACGACGAACTGTTAAGACAGATTGATTCAGATTTTGGCTTAGACTTTGGGTATGTAAACGACCCTTCCGCTTTTGTGCATGCAAAGGTAGACGAGAAGAACAAACGTATTTATGTTCTTGAAGAATACGTCAAAAAAGGCTTGCTGAATGATGAAATCTCAACGGTTATTAAAGATTTAGGCTATGCAAAAGAAGTTATCACTGCAGATTCAGCTGAAAAGAAATCTATTGCAGAAATCAAGAAGAACGGAATTACTAGAATACGTGCAGCTAAGAAAGGCCCTGATTCAATACGACAGGGGCTTTCTTTTTTATTGCAATATGAGCTAATCGTAGACGATCGTTGCGTAAAACTGATTGAGGAATTAGAAAACTACACATGGGCTAAAGACAAGAAAACAGGGGAGTACACCAATGAACCTATTGATAGCTATAATCACGTGATAGATGCTTTACGATACGCAGTAGAACATCGTAGTAAAAAAGCACGAGGAATTAAGCTACAGAGCGTGAAAGGGGTTATTTAATGACAGAAAAAGTAAGTAGACCAAATACTGAAAGTAAAATACGTGAATTCGTTGACCTTTTAGGAAATCGTGTCTTTTATTGTGATAAAAATGCAAAGATTGACGAACGCTTGGTGGATAAATACATCAATAAGCATCGGAAATTAATTGGATTTTACGAAGAATTAGAAAAGCTCTACAACGGTCAACATGATATTTATTATCAAAAAAATAAAGGAATTGGAAAACCTGACCATCGAATTGCAGTCAACTTTGCCCGTTATGTTGTAGATAGTTCTGCAGCTTTCTTTAACGGTAAACCAACAAAGATTACTCATCCAGATGGTGAGGTAAAAGAATTTGTTCAAAATTTCCGTAAACGAAATGAGGAAGAAGACAACGATGCAGAGCTTTCTAAGCTAACTGCTATTTATGGGCATGCTTATAAGCTTTTATATCAAAATGAAGAAGCAGAAACGTGCGTGACTTATTTAAAACCTACGCAAGGATTCATTGTTTACGCAGATGACTTATTAAAAGCGCCTATGTTTGCGGTTCTTTACAACAAAATGACAAAGGACGAGCTAACAGCAACTGTTTATCCACAAAATAGCACAGAAACGTTTATTTTTACACAAGACAAGACTTCTAAACGATTGGAAACTAAGAGAGGACCAACCGTTTTTCAGAAAGCCTTGTCTTATTTATTAGGTGGAAAAGAGGCAATCGCTAATCCGTACGGTGAAGTGCCTATGATTGAGTTTATGGAAAATGACGAACGACAAGGACGCATTGAGTCT